ACCGAACACTTGAGTCTGGATAGTTTCTGTTACAGTTTGTGTTGTTGTTGTCGTACTGTTCATCGACCCTTGGGTGAACTGAGGCGTAACAGTATTTGCTCTCGCTACTGCGGGTGACAACAGAGCTAAGAGTATTAACCATTTCTTCATGCTTTTGGTGTATGTTCTGGTTTCTTTGCCATAGGACATTCGATTCCTTTATTATTGTTGTTTCTATTACCAGTAGTTAGTCCGAAGGTAGCAAGAGCTCCTGTAAAGACGCTGGCAACAAAAGTGATATCTGAGTTACCAGACTTCTTAACCATTGGTATGTCCACGTAATTCATAGTAATAATGAATCCACTCCAAACAACGACACCCAGTCTTACGAATGTTCCTAAAATCTCGATCTGATGTTCTTTATCCTCAGCAACATCTTTGAGTTTATTTATAATATTTCTTTTTTCTGGTTTTTCTTTTGCTTCCATTTATCAATCTTACCTTGGATGAATTTCTGTAGTTTCTTCTTTATTTGATCGAAGAATGGTGTAGCTAAGGTGGTTGTTGCTACAGCTGCCACAGCTGCATAAGTTGCAGTTGCTACTACTTCAGCAGTCGGCAGAGGTAACTGTATATCTAATACAGGTATATCTAATTTAGGTGGAGGTGGAGTTTCAGTTTCTGTTTTAATTTCTTCTGTACCTTCTGGACGTTCAAGATCGCTAGGTGGAACGATTATCATTTTATAAGATGGTACATCTGCGGTAGGTAAAGGTATGGATATAGTTTCTATTGCAGGGGCTTGAGGTAGTTCTATACTAGGTTGAATGAGATACTAATTCTTGATTTATTAGTTGTATTAGTAGTAATCCCATGTTCAAGATCACTAGGAAATAAATACAAAAGACCTTCTTCACTTACTGTGTTTATTCGACCTTGCCAATCCCTGCTAGATTTAAAAAATAAATTACCTGTAGTACCTTTCACCTTATAGTAATAAACTCCTGATATACCTGAACCATGATGATGTATATGTCCATAGTTGTTTTCTTTGAATAAAGCTACCCAAGAATCTTTCACTTTATAATCATCACGGCTAAACCTTAAGGCGATGTTTGCCTGATACTCTTTTACACAGGTATCTATTTCAGATAGTAGGGTGTTACAACTATGTTTAGTAAGCCAATTCTCTGAAAACGTAGGGTCTGATAAGTAATGAGTTCTACCCCAATTAGGGTTCATAGAAAATTTACTATTTTTGAGTCCCTCAGTAATTTCACTCTGTATTGCATTGAAGTTTTTAACTTTAACTTTGAATACAGGTATAGAGAATAGCTGTTCGATCATATCTCTTTTGTATCTTTAGGGTAAAGAGCTTGCTGATTTTCAACAGGTATCTTGCCTAATTTTCTAACCGCTGCACGGTTCGCAATCTTAGTTGCTAAATCGTCGGCTATTTTCTTGTCAATCTCTGCTTGTATAGTAGCTTGTCTAGCTTTCTCAACTTCCCAAGCATCTACATAAGGCTTAACCTTTGTATTATAATCACTTTCAGTAATATCTTCGTTACCACCTTCTATCTTTCCGTTAACTGGAGCTGGCTCAATATCACCTGTTTTTGTTGAACCATCCCATTGAATAGCCCAAATTTTTGCATCGTCAAAAGACCAAGTTTCTGGATGATGAGATTCACCATCTACTGAGATTACTTTGTCTGGAACGATGACAGTTACATTCTTAGTCGTCATGTTCTACTATTTGTTTTAGTTTTGGCATCTGAGTAAGAGCAGCCACCATGTTTCTGGTATTAACAGACTCATTTCTAAATGATTCAACTGCTGCTCCTGTTTGTCTTTGTTGTTGTGAATTTTCAATAAGAAGCATGGGGAGCCATGTGACTGCACATCCCCATTCATCTACCTCTTCACCTGTTTGTGGATTGACTCCTCGTATTTGTGTATACCACGAGCATTCTAATCCACGACAGTCTTCCCCGATTAATGGGCAGAGTGACCCGGGTTTTAACTGTGTCATTAATCTTTAGAAGCTACAATAACATCAATGTATTGAACTGCAAAATCTCTTGCAGTACCACTGAAAGAACCAGCATTGTGTGTATGGTTTCCAGTATTACCACTAAAGTTACCACTAAAACTATGAGTATGGTTATTTACGTTGTGGCTATGACTAGATCCAGAGAATCCGTGGCTGTGTGATCCACCTCCACCAGTGTTATTAGTACTGAAGTTCGCATAATCTGGTCCACCACTATTTGTCCACTCAGGTTTGTTATTAGAGTAGTAGTTATTATGAAAAGCAAACTGATAGCTATGGCTATGGCTAGGCATTTGGTTACTACTCAACGTATGGTTATTTACGTTTCCACTTGTTGATACGCTACTGGTTGATGCTCCAGAGTTGCCTGTGTTACCACTAACACTACCACTAAATGATGCAGTAGAGTTTCCAGTTGCACCCACGTTACCAGCTGGTGTATAACTAGCAAATGCTGAAGTAAATGTTGCGTTACCACCAGATGATACGCCTCCAGATACAAGTCTAAGTGCCTTGTTGTCCACACCAGATGTTATTTTTGTCCATCCTGTAGGAGCAGATGTCTGTTGAAAGAGCATCTTTGTTCCAGATGCAAACGGCTGTATGCCTGTTAAGTTTGCTCCACTAACAGCTGGTAAAGTTGCTGGGAATCTAGCATCAGGAATAGTTCCCGAAGTTAAGTTACTTGCACTAAGGGTTGTCAGATCGACAGTTGCCCAAGTTAGACCACCTGAATTACCTGATTGTTTTTGTAAGTACTGTCCGTTAGAACCTGCATTACTGATTTTTAAATTTGCTTCATCTACTACATCATCTGCAATAGTTAAAGCCGTAGCTCCTGTAACTTCTCCTGTGTGAGTAGCGTTAGTTACTTTAGCTGTGTTAGCTGCAACATCTGTAGCTATATCAATACCGTCAACTGTTCCTGTAACTGTGATGTTTCCTGTTACGTCAATACCGCCTAAAGCGTCTAAGTTACCAATTACATCAACGTGACCATCCGTATTAATAATAAATCTATCTGCATTATTATTGGTGGTATCTATAAATTTAAGTTCTCCACCATTAGCTCTAAGTCTAAAATCAGGGTTTGCATCTGAGTCATTAAAATAAATTGAAGGGTCGCTACTATTTATATTTAAAGCTCCAGCAGTGGTAATAGCACCAGATGTTATATTCTGCGTCCCAAAGTTGGGAGAAATTTTACTTCCAGCTATTGCTGCACTTGCATTTATATCTGCGTTTACGATTGTACCGTCTACTATGTTTGCACTAGCTACGGTTACGTCTGAAGGTAAAGCTCCAGCTGCAATCTTAGATGTTGCTATAGAGTCGTTAGCTAGTCTACCAGCAATAGATGCGGAAGATACGTTTGCCATATCTTCTGCTGCTACTGGGTGTCCACCAGCTGTTGAGCCATCATGTACGACAAGGGTTTCCTTATCGGTATCAACAGTAACTTCTCCTTCGGCTCCAGTGAAGCTACCGTGTTGTGACGTAGTTCCACGTCTTAGTTTTAATAATTTTGCCATTAAATTGTTCCGAAATCGAGTGTTAAGTTATTACCAGCAGATCCATCTATTGTTGTTGCTGTAAGAAGTCCTGTTACTGTTGCTCCCGTATTAGTTGTTTCTAGCTTTTTATTACCATTAAAATATAAATCTGCTGATCCGTTTTCGGTAAATGCTCCTAAAACTTCGTTACCAGCAGCGTTTATTATTTGCAATAAATTACTAGAAATATTGAGTATTCCTGTACCAGAGTCTTTAATGAAGCTATTACTACCATCGTGAAATATTTCAAGTCCATCAGAACTTGTACCAAATATTGCTTTTATGTTGTCGTTATGTATGTTACTACCAGTAAAAGTATTACCAGTAACAGTAGCAAAGTTACCTGTAGCTGTTACACCACCTTGCCAAGCCGAACCTGTATGAACTTTTAGTTCGTTAGCAGAAGTGTCAAAGTATAAGTCACCAGCAGCTAGTGCATTACCACCACCATCTGTTGAGGGAGCTGAAGACGCTATTTGATATCTGTCAGCAAAATTGTTTACATTAGAAATGTTACTTCCTACTGTATTAACATTAGATATAGAACCAGCAACTGCGTTAATATTAGATGCATTAGATACTGCACTATTAATATTAGTTGCGTTACCCGCTACAGCTGTAACATTAGAGTTGTTTCCAGCAACTGTATTTATATTTGTTGCATTAGAAACTACTGCATTTATATTAGACGCATTACTAACTGCACTATTTATATTAGATGCGTTAGAAACTGCTGAGTTAATATTAGACTGATTACCAGCTACAGCATTAATATTAGTAGCATTTGCTTGTACTGCATCAATATTTGTCTTATTATCAGCTACAGCTTTTATCTTAACTATATCATCAGATACTGTCTTAAGTGGATCATCCTTAACAGTTATGGTATTACCCATATTACTGTGGTTTGTACAGTAGTATATAAAGCTTGTTGGCTGTGACTCAGGTATCTTAATTGCTATTTTTGCACCAGCTTGTCCCTGAGTACCAGTGACAGTGACGTTAGTAGAATATAAGCTACCACCACTAGAAAATCTTAGTGGATGAGATCCAAGAGTATTAGAACTTAAATCAAATGTATATGTCCAACCTTTATATAAAGTTAAAGCTGGCTTAGATACACCATCAATTAAATAAGCTCCTCCAGATGCAGTAACAGTAAATGTCACTTCATCTTCTATCATGTCTGCAACGATCTCTAATGAACCATTAGAACTACCTGTTGTTGCACTTGCTGTAATAAGACCTAAATCTTCACTATATGTTATAGCACCAGATACAATAGCTACGTCATCAAGAACTGACTGAGAAGGTGTGATAGTAGCAAATGAACTACCATTCCATACAGTTAAGTTATCGTTACTATTATCAAACCATAAGTCACCATCTTGTAGTGAAGTACCATCAGCTCTCTGTGTAGGAGCACTACTTGCTATTTGATATAGGTCAGCAAAGTTATTGATGTCAGTTACGTTTGCACCGGCTGCCACAATATTGGTTATATTGGTTGCAACTGTTGTAACCTCTGTAGCCTTGGGTACAAGCCTGTGAAAGGTATAAGTATGTGTTGTACTGGTAGACTCTACCAAGAATCCGAAGCCCGAAGGTATGACAGCAGTAACACCAGTAATAGTCACAGTATTACCTGATCCTGCACCGTTTGCTATTGTAACAGTATTGCTGCTAGGTGTTAATGTAGCTGTTGTAGCTTGTATACTAAGTATAGCAGCCTGTCCAGTTGTACCCTGTGGGTTAGTTGCTGGAAAGCTAGTCTGGTTTGCTATAGCTGTAAATCCACCGACATCATCAACTAAGTCTAAAATACGTGCGTTGATAGCAGCAGTTGTAGCTACGTATGCGTCTGAGTTAGACCATGAAACACCACTAGCAATAGTCTCAGAAGAGTCTTGTCTAAGGAATTTAGCTTCAGCTTCTGTTTCTGTATAATATCTTCCGTCTAAAGCTCCGCCAGTTAGTTCAGTTTCTGTGAAATATCTACCATCTAAAGATGTAGTATTCATTTCAGATATCGTAAGCTTATCGGATTGAAGTAGTGTTTTTATTTCACTAGCTGTCTGATCTGCCGTAGCTGCTGTTTCTATATTAGCTAATTTAGTCTGCTCTGCATCACTAAACTCGTTAGTATCAGCATTTGCTTCGTATGCAGTTTTTATTTCTGCGTTAGTTTGGTCAGCTGTAGCACCAACCTCTATAGCATTTAACTTGGTGTGATCTGCGTCAGTAAATACATTTGAATCTGAAGCGGATTCAACTAAGGTTCTAATCTCAGCAGCTGTTTGATCAGCAGTTGCACTAGGTTCAATAGCATTTAATTTACTATGGTCTGCATCCGTAAAGACATTACTATCAGTAGCAGCTTCTACAAGGGTTCTAATTTCTGCTGCGGTTTGATCTCCGGTAGATCCGCTTTCTATTCCGTCTAATTTTGTACCGTCAGCAGCTACATCTCTTCCATCTACAGTTCCTGAGACACCAATGTTTCCTGTTACTGTTAAAGCTCCAGTTGCAGCTGTACCAGACGTAGATAAATTCTGACTTCCAAAAGCTGGTGTAACTTTTGTACCGGCTATAGCAGCTGAGGCATTTACATCAGCGTTAACTATAGTACCATCTACAATATTAGCACTTGCTACAGTTATATCTGTAGGTAAAGCACCACTACCTAACTTATCTAATGTTACGTTATCATCTTTAATTTTAGCTGTGGTGATAGAGCCGTCTTCTATATTAAACTCTTGAATTTTCCTATCAGTTGCATTTGCACCAATAGCTTCTTGTAGTGCGTGACGTACTTGTTTAAAGTTATCATTAAGCTCGGCAGCTTTTAATGAAGCACCGGCTGTAAATTCTGCTTTAGGAGCCTCAACATCTGTTTGTCTAAATATACGAATAGGAGTTGAGCTAGCAGTATTGTCCGGCAAACCAGTAGCGTTAAACCTGACTGTGCCTCCGGATGTAGTATTATGATTAACGATGGTATAGTGGGTGGTCAGAGTTTTGACTACATTATCTATCTCTACTTTTACCTCGCTTTCTAAAAATGACGGAAAAGTGTAGGCAAAGTCACGATTATTCGTGCCTGTACCATCACTCCGTACTAACGAGTTTTGTTGATTTGCCATTTATTTGTATATATTGAGAATGTTAGTGGTCTCTTGCATCTTAAGAAGCTTTGCACGTTTCATGTCCTTTTGCTGATTAATTATTTCTTGAATATCAGGGTCCATCATTATACTTGCCCAAGCTTTTCTACGTGCTTCTTGGAACAGTTGATCTATTTTACCATTATGCCAGTAATTTCTAGCATCATATTTCCCTCTATTTCCATCTCTGATATCCTTCTGCATCTCTTTTAAAGATGCTATAGCCTTTGGATTCATAGCTAACTTATCAAGTTGCCTTTCTAAATTCTGATCACCTATAGCTTTTTGGAATCTAGATCTGATCCTTGGTTGATCTGTCAAATTCGTACTATCAGGTGCATAGTATGTAGATAAACGTAAATCATAACCACTTTGAAATAGAAATCTTCTTCCGGGACTTTGAGTTAAGTTTAGAGATACAGGGCTGATAGCATTATATGCTCTAGTAAAGAAGTCGTAATCTCTGATAGGTTTACCATTAAGCATATCATACTTGATAGGTAATGGTTCTTCAGCTATTAACTCACTGATTAGGTTACGATTACGTACAGACTGGTCAATACCAGATCCTATCTCACGCATATGAGGTACGAATAACTTACCTAATTCGTTACGTATTCCAGCTAAAGGTATTTGATTATTAGCAATTCCTGCTAAGATTCTCTCACCTTGTCCGGGTTTACCACCAAATAAATCGACAAATTGTTGTATACCAGCTAAATATGATTTACTTGTTATAGCCTGTGCTACAACTAATGATACTTTCTGTAGTTCTTTTTCTGTCCATTCCTCTCCCATAAGTTGACTTGCATCACCTATATCAGCGATTGTAGACATTATAAGGTTGAAAGGTTCGATAGAATCATACCCTACACGTACACCAGCTATTTCCATAGTTCTAGGCATGTAACCACCATCAATCCAGCCTTGACGTTTCTGTCTATCAGCTGGTCCGTTACCAGTTAGTTTACCATTCATCCATGCTTGTATAGCTAAGAATGTTACAGCAGAACCTATCGCCAATCTACCTGTTTGTAAAGCTTGTGCATTAGCTAATTCAGTCGCATTAGTAATACCATATTTCATTACATTGTCTAGATTGTTAGGTTTAGCAAAAGCTATATCATTAAATTCTTTTACTAAGAAGTTAAAACCGGGTGTATGTTTAGCTGTAAGTGCAAGTCCGTTTACACCAGTTCTAGCAAATAGAAAGAATGGTCTAGCTAAAGGAGCACCACTAAATACATCATTTAAACCTTTGGTAAAACCTGTAAGTTCTTGTGTAAGTGTTACTTCTTTACGTGCAAACCTTGCAGCTTCGTCTATTATATTACCGTTAGCATCAAAGACTTGTCCAGCGAAATCATCTTGATAAGCTCTCATTAATTCAGGAGTAATTTCAGGTAATTCAACACCATTGCCTTGCATATCTAATACCTTACGCATGGCTTTCTCCCTCATCTTAGCTCTACCAAGTAAGAACTCGAATGTATCGTCAATCGAAGCCATTATCTTTGTAGAGTAAGTAAAGAGATTCCAGTTATTTAAGTTACGAATCATGTTAGCCCAGTAGAACATAGCACGATCTCCTGCATCTGCTCTTCCACTATCTTCATAATACTTACGAGCAAGCTCCCAGTTTACATCACTCTTTGTAAATTCAGCGTAACGTGTCTTAATTGTAGACATATCACCTTTCCAGTAAGAGTTTAATCTTGTAAAGAACAAGTCAAATGCTTCTGGTATAGATTCCCACATCGCATTACCGGATGCTAACGCAGCACGAATTGTAGCTGCATCACCTGTAAACGGGTAACGCATTGTAGCTCCGATAGCTGTAGATAATGGTCTTAAGAATGTTGCACTGGATGTACCCATAAGAGCTC